ACTAGCTAAGACAGAGGATAGTTAGGCCTTTGAAACGTTACAAGACTTAGTCAAAGACTCTTGGACAGAGCTGTTTGACAAAGAGGCGTTTGACAAGGTCTATGATTTCTCTAACGGTTCAACTGTCGATACTATGGCTTACTTGCTTGAGGCTATCACAGGGGTCATCTCAGAATGGGAGAAACGTAACAACACAGACGCTCTCAAAAAGTATCTAGGTGACTGACATGCTGGACCTATCAAGGAAATTGACAGATGAGTTAGTCCTTGGTGATGATGTGTATCCAATGAATATCGCTTTTAACAAGGTCTTGAAAGTGGTTCAAATCTTGACTGGTGTAGATTTTACTCAGGCTTTAACTCCTGAACAGGCTACAGCAATCTTTAAGATGATTTTTGAGGAGCATATCAGAATTATTCCAGCTAAAGACACAGCACCAGTACTAGACCTAGCAGGGAACCCAATCAAGAGCAAGATACGCTCTAGGAGCCAATCTGAGGGAGGAGATCGTCTTTTTAGCTTGAAGTACGACGCTGAGTATATTTACTCATCATTTCTCCAGGCTTATGGGATTGACCTCATAGACGCTCAGAACAGCCTGCACTGGAAGAAGTTCAACGCTCTACTAAATGGGCTACCTAGCGACACTAAATTTGCTGAGGTGCTGAAAATACGCTCTTACAAGCCCCAAAAAGGCGACAGTAAGAAGTACAAGGAGAACATGAAGAAACTCAAAAAAGAGTATGCTCTACCTGATGAATTTGACTACTAATTTTAGAAAGGAGGTACACAATGGCAGATGGTTCAGTTACTATCAAGGTTGATATGGATGGCTCTAATGCTCAATCAGGTATTAGCAAGCTCAAGTCACTTTTTGGAGGCCTTGAGAGTGCAGGGCAAAAAGTAGGCTCAGTATTCAAGTCCGTTCTTGGCGCTAACTTGATTGGTTCGGCCCTTACTACAGGGATTGGGACTATTACTAGTGGTATCCGTGAAATGGCCTCTGAGCTCAACAGTTCACAGAAAGCCTGGAAAACTTTTGAGGGAAACCTCCAAGCCTTTGGACGATCAGCTGAGGAAATCAAAGCAGCTAAGACCGAAATGCAGGACTTTGCGACAAAGACCATCTACTCAGCCTCTGACATGGCTAGTACTTACTCACAGCTTGACGCTGTAGGTACAAAAAATGTAGGTAGTCTAGTTAAGGCCTTTGGTGGACTTGCAGCCTCAGCAGAAAACCCAGCTCAAGCCATGAAATCACTGTCTACTCAGGCAACGCAGATGGCAAGTAAGCCTAAAATTGCCTGGATGGACTTTAAAATCATGATGGAGCAAGCTCCAGCTGGTATGGCTGCAGTCGCAAAAGAGATGGGAATGTCTACGGCCGATCTTGTAAAAGCTGTTCAAGATGGGAAAGTCAAGACTGAGGATTTCTTTGACGCTCTAAACCGTGCAGGGAACTCAGACGCTTTTCAAAAGATGGCCACAGAGTTTAAAACAGTTGACCAAGCCATCGATGGAGCAAAAGAAAGCCTCTCTAATAAACTCATGCCAGCCTTTGAAAAATTTAATAAGTTTGGTATCAAGGCAGTAAATGCAATTTCAGACGCTTTGGACAAAATCAATTTTGACAGCGTAGCTGATAAGCTAGGGGCATTCTTAGAGAGCATTGACATCGATGGGTTCATCTCAACTATTACAGGTGCATTTGCCAAAGCTGGAGAGACTGTCTCAGAGTTCTTTGCAGTCTTTAATAAAATTGGAGTATTTGAATATATTTCAGACACGCTCAGGGATATAGGAGTGACAGCCATGTCAGTCTTTAAAGAGCTGACAAGTCACATCAATAGATTTGACAGTTTGACTGAGGGCTTTGGGAATATCATCATTTTTGTAAACAAGGTCATTCAAGACCTAGCTGCTGGTATTCAGTTTGCCCTTGAGGCTTTCTCTAATACTGGAGCGATTAAAAACGCTTATCAAGCCTTTAAAGAACTATCAGAGGCAGCACTTGACCTATATGACAAATTATCAGACCTCATCCCATGGGAAACTATCGGAGAGTCAGCTGGTAAAATCGTTAATTTTATTTCACAGATGGCGAGCTCATTTGCTAAGTTCATCAAAGGGCTTGACGCTAATACGATCAGGAATGTCGCAACGGCTCTAGTGACCATGGCTGTGGCTTTTAAAGGCATTCAGGCTGGAGTAGCGATCGCCAAAGGTCTCAAGTCAGCTTTTGATTTTGGGAAAACAATCATAGGCCTAATTGGTAACATCTTAGGGCTTACCACAGCTCAATTTGCTAATGCTGGAGCAAGTGCTGCAATGAGTGCAGGAAATACAGCAGTTGGAACAACAGCGTCCGCAAGCGCTGGCTCTGTCTTGAGATTGGGCGCCGCAGTTCTTATGATCGGCGCAGGGGTCTTGATGGCTGCCGCTGGTGTTTATGTCCTGGTACAGGCGGCTATACAACTTGCCTCAGCTGGAACTGGTGCACAGGTCACAATGCTTGCTATTGTAGCAGGTATTGCTTTACTTGCTGTGGGAGCGGCTGCATTAGGTCCAGCATTGACAGCAGGCGCTGTGGGTATTTTGGCCTTTGGTGCTGCAGTCTTGATGATTGGAGCTGGTGTCGCAGTTGCTGCACTAGCAGTAGCTGTACTAGTTGACGCTATAGCCAATGGTTTTGCCTTAATTATCAATACGATTTCAAGCAATGCGCCTCAGATTATCAGCATTATTCAGGCAATCGCTGAGGGTATTCGGACAGCTATGGATGGCATAGCTAACATCATCATCTCTGTAGGCATTGCCATCAATATTGCCCTACAAGGTATCGCTGATATTTTTAAGTCGGTCGGAGAGTCAATCTCTACGGCTGCTCAAGGTATCGGTAAGGGCATTGAGAGTGTATTCAATGGCATTTCAACGGTCATCAGCTCAGTTGGTGGTGCAGTTAGAACAGTTTTAGATGGTATTGCTAATGTATTTACGTCGATTGGTACGGCTGCAAGGAATGCAGGTCTAGGTGTTAAGGCAATGGCTGAGGGAATTCAGTTGCTTGTAGGCCTCAATCTAGCTGACCTTGCAGGGACTTTGACAGTTGTTTCTGCAGGTCTTGCCGCTATTGCTAACTCAGGTATAGCTACAGCTGGCCCTGGATTGCAACAGGCAGGAACAGGTCTAATGTTGATAGCTACATCTGCTCAACTTGCAAGTGTAGCTATGCAGTCATTGCCTACAGCTTTGACATCATTGAGCACTAGCCTCAGTACATTGCCTGAGACATTAACAATGGCAGGGACAGCTATGAGCACCTTTGCTACATCCGTCATGAGCTCATTTGCGAGCCTTGGAGGCTCAGTAGCAAGTGTCATGATGTTGCAAACAGGCTTGATGTCTCTATCTAATGCAATGATGATGGCGCAAAGTGGAGCAACTATAATGGCCTCTACACTAGAGATGATTAACTCATCAGCTATGTCAGCCTCATCAGCTATGTCTCAACTTGCTACAGCAATCAGCTCAGCAATGACACAGGCTCTGTCATCTGTGCAAGCAAGCATGATGATGATGGTCACAGTGGTCTTGCAGTCATCAATTCAAATGACTCAAGCTGGTCAACGTGCTGGACAAGGGGTGTCTAATGGTGTAACTAATGGTATCCGCTCAGGAATTGCCTCAGCTACATCAGCAATGTCAGCCATGTTAAGCTCAATTCAAGCTACAGGGATGAGAGGCGTTTCTACTATGCGCTATGTAGGCTCTATGATTGGCCAAGGTTTAGCAAGTGGGATGTATTCAGCTCTAGGAGCCGTTACGGCTGCAGCTAATGCTCTAGTTGCTCAAGCTGAGAGAGCAGCGCAAGCCAAGGCTAAGATCCACAGCCCGTCACGACTATTTAGAGACAATGTAGGTAGATACATTGCTCAAGGTATTGCTGTAGGTATTGAACAGAATAGCTCTGATGTGGTTGATAGTCTGGCATACGTTCAGAAAGAGATGTCAGCGTTCAAATTTGGCGCTGAGGACTTGCTAGGTTTAGGAAAACATACTGTATCCAGTCAGTTTAGGCTCAAATCACTCACAGAACGAGCAGAAACGAGCCAAATCGAGGTTATTCGTGACCAGGCTGACAAAGTCCTAGCTAGAGCTCTTGAAGTGGCTGAGGAGGCTGTTAAGCGCCCTGTGAACATGGTACTAGATGACGGTACTCTGGTTGCTAAAATCGGAGATCCAATGACTAACTATCAAAATGATAAGTTAATGATTGATAACATGATGAGAGGTATTATCTAATGAATAATGACACAATCACAATCAATGGATTTGACCTCTCTGAGGTTATTGACATTATAGACATCATCCGTCCAGTAGGAAATGAGCGCCACGTTGTCACAAATGACGCTCCACTTGTCGGAGTTAATCTCCAAGAAGTGCGAACAGGCGCCAAAACCATCAAAGTCAAGTTTGCTATGCAATATGGCAACGGCATGACACTTGAAACAGCTAAGCACAAATTAGCTGGCATTTTTAACACCTCAGAGGCTGTCAAGATTGTCATTTCAGACGAGCCTGACAAGTATTACATGGGTCTAGTATCTGGTTCCGTTGACATAGAGAACATTACTAGATGGTTTCAAAAGGGCAGTTTTGACCTGATTATCCCTGACGGAGTAGCTCACGGCTCAACCTATAAGAGTTTTGATAACGGACAAGAGCAACCTGACAAGGTTGTTTTTAATTTGGTCAATAATGGCAACGTCCCAGCTTTTCCTGTCGTTACGGTTAAGAATAACGCCGAGAATGGCTATATCGGTCTAGTCAATGCTAGCGGAGCTCTTGAGGTTGGTGATCGTGAAGAGGCCGATATAGGCGTAGTTAAGCGGTCAGAGGTATTGATTGATTTTAGAGAAGATAGAATTTCAAACGGTTTTGTAAGAGCTACCAAAAACAAGGCTGTAACTAATGATAATGGCGAGAACGTGGTAGGAGCGTCTGAGCTAACCACATTGTGGAATAAGAAACACATTAGGCTCAGAGACCAAACCACACCTGGCAAATATGGGAACTATGCTACATCTCTATCATGGGACATCCCAATAGATAGCTCTGGAGCTGTTGGCTCGCTTGATGACTACATCACAGGTAAACAGATATTCGTATCTAATGCAGCTAATCAATATGGATTTATCAAGATTACAGTATCA